GGATGATGGATATCAACAATTCCTTGTTTTGGGTACACTGCCCGGTAATCGTTCCGTATATATCAATAGCTCATATGGGTTTAACGACCCAGACGGAAATTATCCTATTTCTGGAATTAATGGAGACATTAATATACTAGCTGGTGGAAGTGCTAATACAGGAAGTACAAATACAAAAACTGCGAATACTATTCCTTCTTCGACAATACCAGGAAGTACTGACCCAACTGCAACTACTACTCCAAGTGGTGTAGCTGATACTGAAACTACGTGGATGCCTGTTGCTGTATCTCAGTTAGGAATTAATCAGACAGCAAATCCAGATATAGTGCAACAATACCTAACTATAGGTGGAGGCATTACAACAGGTGGAATTGTGGCATGGTGTGCATCATTTGCTAATTGGTGCTTATCACAGGTAAATATAAAAGGGACTCGTTCAGCGTCTGCCAGATCGTTTTTAAATTACGGGGTGTCTGTTGGTACTGATAATGTTCCTTATGGTGCTATAGCTGTTTTTGGTGTGCCTAATAGTGGTTCTGGACATGTAGGATTCGTTATAAAAGATAATGGTACAACTCTTACGATTATCGGTGGGAATCAGACAGATCATTCAGCAAGTAGGTCTGGTGGCATAGTTAGTCAAACTAACTTTCCTAAAAATAGCTCAACCCTTCAACTATTGGATTGTCGTATGCCGACCACCGATCTTTCTATAGGTAATTAATTTATGGCAACTAAAAAATATCAATATCGTGATTTGGATTTAAATTTTTTAATTCACCCTATCACAAAAGACTTGGTTTTAAAAACAGATGTTAATGCAATTGTTGCTTCTGTAAAAAATATTATATTAGCGACTTCGGGTGAATTTTTATGGGAACCTTACATGGGTGGTGGTGCTTCTTCTCTTTTGTTTGAGTTAAATTTGCCATTACTAAAAATAAAAATGCATGATCAAATAGTGAATAATCTTACTCAATTTGAACCAAGAATTGAGATAAGTAGTTTAGTTATAAATGACATGAAAAATGGAAATGGTATAGAAATTGTTCTGACATTCTACGCACTAAATAATAGCACCCCAGTAACAACAACAATTCCTTTAATGAGAACGCGATAAACATGGAAACAATTTCAATTCAGGCAGGACAACTAGTACAATTAGGTGCTACGCAAGCAAACGAAAATAAGTACCTTTCTTATCTTAATGATGCTTGTTCCAAGTATAACATTAACACACCTTTAAGGTTAGCTGCTTTTTGTGCTCAACTGTTTGTTGAGTCTGGTTCTTTGTCGATCACTCAAGAAAATTTAAATTATTCTGCGAATAGATTATTGGCTGTTTTCCCTACCCATTTTAACGGAATTGTAGATGCAAATAATTACGCAGGTAATCCTGTTGCAATAGGAAATCGGGTCTATGCTAATCGTATGGGTAATGGAAGCGAATCTTCTGGAGATGGGTATAATTTCAGAGGACAAGGATTAATCCAGCTTACAGGAAAATCAAATTATTCTTCTTGTTCTAGTGGTATCGGAGTGAATCTTGTATCTAACCCTAGTTTATTATCCACACCTCAGTATGCAGCATTAAGTGCAGCATGGTTTTGGAACTCAAAAAGCTTAAATGATTATGCAGATGCATCGGATTTCACTAGTATAACAAAGCGTATCAACGGTGGCTTAAATGGTGCTGCTGAAAGAAATGCATTTTACCAAAAGGCATTAATAATTTTTGGTGCAGCGACTCAACAGTCAGTTCCACCAACAGTACCTCCTACGATGGTTCCTGTTCCTGCTAACACAGGAGGTGTAGGAACAAAAAAACAAGTGCCGCCAACAACCCCTCAATCACAGAGCCTGTTGGCGGCGGTAATCCAGTTTATCCTTGGAACCTTGTTCAAGAAACCAGATCAGGGCATGTAGTTGAACTAGACGATACTCCTGGGTATGAACGATTAGCAATGTCACACAGAACTGGTTCCTATTGGGAAATCGGTTCTTTGGGAACATACACAACTAAATCAGTTTTGGATATGTATTTGATTGCTGGCGGTGATTCTTATTATAGAACTGTCGGCAACGTAACAGAACACATCGATGGGCAGTCATATCGCTATTCTAAAGGTGATTACGTTTTAAAAAGTGACGGTACAATTTACCTAGATGCTAATCGAGTTCAGTTAAATACGGGAATGCTTGCTGTTAGTGGTGAAATAAATTCGCCTAACATTAACGCAGATATTTTTACTAGCCCTTTTGCTGATACGTTAGCTAAAGTAGCTATGGTTGCATGGGATTTAGGTACAGGAAAAGGTGGTTCTCCTCCTGCTATGATTAATGGTAGTTTAGGATTTATGGGAAACGAAGGTTCTCAGTCGTTACTTACCAATAGTTTATCCACAAAATCACCAACAGGTGCTTCTATAATTACTAATGGAATACCACCGAGTAATTATGTAGACCCAACTGCCACAACCTCAACTCTTGCGACTGTAACTGCAACTCCCTTAGCAAATGGTGTTGGTGTTAGCATTCAAGCTGGTAATGCTATTCTTTCTGCTGCCGCTGCTGTTGATGCAGATTCAGTTTCAAATGGAAATAATACCCCAGTTTTTCTAAAGCACGTTTCGTTCGATAAACCTACATTGTTTAGTCAATCTACCGTTGCTTCTTTACCTGACCCATCATTGTATGTAAATAATGTACATGTGATAGTCAGTCCAACTACAGGAGCAGGTGAATTATTTATCAGTGATGGCAACACATGGAATCCTGTAGGAAGTGGTGCAGCTAATACCGCAACAATCACTGCGATTGCGACTGGTGTGGCTAACAATGTAATTATTCCGACTGTTAATCAAGTTACGGCTATGGGTCTTGCTTTGACTTCAGAAGAACAAGCAAGAGCAGCAGGTGACGTTGCAACCGCAGTTGCCGCGAATGAAGCACTTCAAGCTGGATTATTAGCAGAAGCAGCAGCACGTGGTACTGCGATTACTGCTGTGTCTAATATTCTGCAAACACAGATTACGGCGAATGCAAATTATATTCTTACTTTGACCGCAGATGTTAATGCTAATACTTCTGCTATTCAAAATAATTATACTGCTGCTGCAAATGCTGCATCTGCAAATGCTTCTGCGATTGAAACGGTAGCTGCTAATGTAGCTGCTAATACTGCATCTATAAATAGTAATGCCACAGTAGCTGCTAATGCTACTTCTGCACTTGCTACTACGGTTAATGCAAATTATGCGACAACACAAACTGCACTCGGAGTTAATGCTTCTGCTATTGCAACTGAGACGACAAATAGAACTACAGCAGTGAGTGCATTAGCAAGTCTGATCACTAATTTAACTGCAAGTGTTGCGAGTAATACTGCAAGTATTGATAGTAATCAGACTGCAAGTGCTAATGCTTTATCTGCTGCTGTATCAACATTAAATGCACAGATCGCTTCAACTGCGGTAACAACAACAAACAATGCGAATGCATTTGCAACTGCTGGTATTGCGACTGAAACGACAAACAGAACTAATGCAATCAGTGCTGTTTCAACTCAGATAAATACAATTAACAGTACTTATCCAAATAGTACTCCAACTTCGATTAATGGACTTATAAGTTCAGCAATAACTACTTATAACTCAACGACTGCTGCTGCTAATATTGCTGCCGCCACATCAGTAACTGCGTTATCTGCAACTTTGGGTGGTACTTATGCGACGATTGGTACAGTTTCTAGTGTATCTGCAACATTAAATGGAATTGCATCTGCACAATACGGTGTTACAGTCACTGCAAACGGTGCTGTGTCTGGATTTCAATTATTAAATGGTGGAAATAATTCGAGTGTTTTTAAAATTCAAGCGAATTCACTTCAATTAGTAAATAGTAGTGGTGGTACAGGAAATGCTCCATTTACAGTTGATAGTAGTGGTAACTTAACTATTACAGGTGGTGCTCATGTAGGCGGTTCTATCATGGGAGGAGCATATACTGGGTATGTATGGCCTTCTTCTGGTACAGGATTTTATCTTGGTAGTGGTGGTTTATTACTAGGCAACCCTAATACAGGGCAATATTTTCAGGTAGATACTTCAGGTAATCTATACGCACCCGGTTTTCATATTTCGGGCGGTAATGCAACGTTTAGTGGTGCTTTAAGTGCTGCAACAGGTACATTCAACGGTACGTTAGCTGCAAATAGTATTACAACTGGAATGATTGTATCTAATTCTGCTACTAACTTTGCTGGATTTACACTTGCTATTAATGATAATTCGCCTCTTAATGTAGCTTTTAGTATGGATGCAAATGGTGTTTGTGTTATAATTGCAACTATTGTTTTTAATTGGTCAGGTTCAGCAGCGGGTTCAGCTAGTTTTAGTATTGGTATAGATAGTTCTGCTCCAAATACAGCCTCTGCTACTTATACTTCTTCAGCAAGTGCTCCTGTTGGTGTTCTTTCTCTTCAGTTTTCAGCGACACTTGCAAGTGGATATCATTTAATTAATTGGCTTGGTCAGCACACAGGAGCAACTGGACAACATGAAATATTTTATACAATTCTTAGGAGCTATAGATAATGTTTTTATATACATTTGATGATATTGATTGCTGTATTTCTCGTTCTCCCATTGAAACAAAAGAAGAAGGAACAAAATTAGCTGAGTTTAGTAAGGTAGCTAATTTTGTTATATCGGAAGAAATATATGCTCCTAAGTCAATTTATTTCAAGGATGGAATTTGTAAATATACAGATGAAGAAATACAACTTAGAGATAATGTACCAAAAGGTTTTGTTTGGGTTATGCCTGATAGAAAATTGGTAGATAAACGATCAATTGAAGATGCTCAAAACCAAGCTATAAATCGAATAAAATCTGGAAAATCTATCGAAGAAGTAAAGCCTTTTTTATATAAAGGAAATACATATGATGCTAATTCAAATGCCATAAATGGGGCTATGTTAAAAGCAATAACAAATCCTCAGTATTCTACTTTATGGACAACTGCAACTAATACAGAAGTGGTGTTAAATGCAGAAGATTTAATTGGATTGGGTTCTGCCCTTCATGATCAAATTAATGCTGCACATGAGAAATCAAGAAAACTAAAAGCTGCTGTATATCAACCTAATCAAACTATAGAACAGATAGATTCAATCACTTGGTAAAGGAAAAAAATGAATAAAGAAAAAGTAATTTTATATTTTAAAAATATTTTAACTGCTATTTGGAATATTGTTTGGCATGGAGTTATTGTTGGTATTGATCGATTGGGTAATACTTTATTAGGAGGCGATCCTAATATGACATTAAGTGGTAGGATGGGTAGAGACATACAGCAAGGAAGGTGTTTAGCATGTAAGGGAATCTGCTGGTTGCTAAATAAAATTCAAGTTAATCATTGCATTAACGAAGCAGCAGCAGAATCAACATTTGGTGCATTAGCTGCCGATCAAGGCGACTAAATAAAGTTATTAAACAAAGGAAAAATTATGACAGATTTAATTCAAACATTAAAAGATAGAGCAGAAAAATTAAAACCAGCAATTGAGGGTGTTATTGCGACTGCACGTGGTTGGGAAAAGGTAAATTTACGTGGTGGTTCAAATGAATTGCTAGTATCGTTTCAAGGTTTAGAAGCTTTGTTAAAAGGCGAACTAGATGTGATTGAATCCAAAGTAGAAACTTTGTTTGAGGGTAAAGTTGAAGACGTTAAACAAGAAGTAGAAACCAAAATAGATGCTCCAGTAACTGAATTAAGTCAGGAACAAGAAAAAGGCAAAGCTATTGTTGAAGAATTTAAAACAGAAGAAACAAAAGTTGAAACTGTTGTTGAAGATTCAAAAACTGCTGTGTCCTCTACCGAAGAAGAATTATCTAAAGTAGAATCAGACGTTTCTAGTGCTGTTTAATAAAGGAAATTATGACTACCAGATTCGCACAAAAAACAGACGAAGAGAAGTCACGTTTGATCGAAAGAGCACATAAATTAAAACCAAAGTATGAAAATTTAATTGCTACTAATCGCGGTTGGGAAATCGATAAACCTAATGGCACTCGTGAATTATTGGTATCTTTTGTTGGTTTAGATAAATTATTGGATTCAGATGAAGAAGAAATAGAATTAGAACCGTCTACGCAAAAAGATTCTACTTCTGAAATAGTTAAACCTAAACGTGGACCAAAGCCAAAATCAAAATGAATACTTTAGCTCAATTTATTAAGCTCAAAGAGGATAGTGGTGCTAGTGCAGGTGTTGCAGGAGGTGGTGCTGTTATAAACGGTGGCACTTCTGCGACTAACACGATTGGAGATGGTAATGGTGCAGTTAAGTTATATGCACCTCCATTGTCTAAGAAAATAGCAAAACACGGAGTACTAGAAGGTTTAACTGTTGATCCAACCGACGACAAATATAATACTCCTTATGTAAAAATACCAACCTCTCCTGATACACCAGAAGAAGACGAATTTAAGTTTCATCAAATTCAACAAAAAATTAATACAGTAGGTGGATAAGAAAAACGCACTATCTTTACGGGTAGTGCGTTTTTCCATCTTAAAAGTGTTGTTTTTATGTTGAAAATATGGTATAGTGTGGTTTTAGTACAACATGGATGACAATGAACTTCTATACAAACGTTGACGTTTTAGGTAATAAAATATTTTTACGTGGCATTAAAGATGGTCAATTAACAAAAGAAACGATTGATCATAAGCCCGAATTATATATACGAACAAATGACCCTCAAAAAGCTGTTGCTGTTGATATGTGGAAAAATCCACTAGAGCGAATAGTATTCAATGACACAAAAGAAATGAAATCCTTTGTTGAGGGATATAAAGATATTCAAGGATTTTCTGTATATGGCAGTGATTCTGTTATGAATCAATATGTTGCCAAAAATTATCCAAACACTATTTCTTATAATCCAGAAGAAATTCGAGTTGGGATTGTTGATATCGAAACATTTAGTGGTGATTTAGATGAATTGGGAAATCCAGTAGAAGGGCCTTTTCCTGAACCTAATTCTGCTGATTATCCTATTTCGATGATTACACTATATTGCTACCACGATAAAACCTACTATACATGGGGTTTAGAGACTTTTAAAGGTAAGAAGCTAGGTACATATATTCACGATAAAAATCACCCTCGTGTTGGTCATTTAAACGTTGTTTATCGTGGTTTTGATGACGAACACTCTTTGTTAATGGCATACGTTGAAGCGTGGGCTAAATTTGAGTTACATGCATACAGTGGTTGGTTTATCGAAGGCTTTGATAATCCATATTTGACTAATCGAATTGAAAAAGTCTGTGGAGAGACAGCAAAGAAAAAGCTTAGTCCTTGGGGAATTGTAAAAGAAAAAACCACGACTTCTGATTGGGGGGACGAACTTACTCAATATGAATATCTTGGCGTTCAGATGCTTGACTACTTAGCTTTGTTTAAAAAACATGGCTTTATGAATCCAGACGATACCAAGTTAGGAACAGTTGCTGAAATGATTTTGGGTGAAGGTAAAATTGACTATTCCGAAGAGGGTAGCATTAATACCATGTACATCAGAAATTTTCAGAAATGCGTTGAATACAATATTATCGACGTTGATCTTATTGTTCAAATGAATCGCAAGAAAAAGTTTTTTGAATTAACGTTTGTTTTAGCTTATATGACTAAATCAAACTACAAAGATACTTTAAAAACGGTGGTTCCTTGGTCTGCTTTATCTTTCTCGATGCTATATGATCAAGGAATTATGCCTAAGATCAAAGGTGTATATCAAGGAAATACCGACTTCGGCGGTGGATTTGTTAGAGAGGTTAAACAAGGCAGATATAAATGGTTAGTTTCTTTCGATTTGAATTCTCTCTATCCGCATCTAATCCAGATGTACAATCTTGGCCCAGAGACGATAATTGAACCTGATGATCTTCCAAAAGAAATTCGTGATCTTATTAACTTTACTATGGACGATCTAGTCAATAAACGAGTTGATTTGTCTGTATTAAAAAAATATAACATCTGTATGACACCTAATAGACAATTTTTCCGTCGAGATAAAATGTCTATGTATTCAGCAAAGACTCGTGAATTATACGACATGCGTAAAAAAGTCAAAAAAGAAATGCTCGGTAAAGAGCAGCAATTGACTGATTTGGAAGCAAAAGCAGCACTAGAAACAGTGAATGCCATACTAAATGAAATGATGGAGACATTAGGTACTGAAATTTCATTTATGGACGTATATCAACACTCATTAAAGATTCTAATGAACTCGTTGTTTGGTGCATTAGGTAACAAATATATGAGAGACTTTTTTGATATTCGTATTGCAGAGGGGATTACTACAGGAGGAAAACTTTCTATCTTATGGATTACACGGAAGTTAGATGAATATTTTAATCGTATTATGGGTACAGGAGAAGCGGTACATAAGATTCATCATACATTTAAACCTGCTGAAACTCGTTTAGAAGTAGTATCTGGTCATAACTTTGCTTTTTATCAGGATACGGATAGCTGCTATTTAGATTTAACTTTGTTTGTGAATAAATTTTTTACTCCCGAACAGCAGATTAATGAAAAAGAAAAAATTATTAATTTCTTAGATACTATTTGTAAAAATAAAATCGAGCCTTATGTCGATGATTGCTACAAAGAGTTGGCTGATTACGTGAATGCAGAGCACCGTATGTTCATGAAGCGAGAAGTTATTGCTATGGATTGTATTGTTGCGGGTGCTAAGAAATATACAATGTTGGTTGCTGATTCAGAAGGAGTTAGATTCTATCCTAAACTTAAACATAAAATCGTTGGTTTAGATTCAGTTAGAGCTAGTTTTCCTAGATTCTGTAGGGAATGGATGAAAGAAGCTTATAAGATCGCAATGGTTGGAACAGAAGAAGAGTTTCATGAATTTGTAAAAAGTAAGAAGAAAGAATTTTATAATACTTCAATCGATAAAATTTCTAGTGTTACTTCGGTGAATAATATCGCCAAGTATAGTGATAAAGATACGATGTATATTAAAGGTTCTCCAAGTCAAGTAAAAGCTTCTATCTGGCATAATAAACTAGTAGAAAAATTTAACTTGAATGTTCCTATGATTAATTCTGGAGACAAAATTCGTACCGTTGGATTGATTACACCAAATCCATATAACATAACGAAAATTGCGTTTAAAGGAACACTTCCTACCGAGTTTGGTCTTCATCCTTTTATTAATTATGATTCAAATTGGGAAAAGAATTTTATTTCACCAATGAACAATTTAATTCGTATTATTGGTTGGACGACAGAGCAACAAGCTTCATTAATGAGTTGGTTTGATTAAAGGAACATATGAATAATATAAATGAACATGCAGTAGACAAAGTAATTGCTGTCTGTCAAAAAATCAGCAATGGACGAACTATTTCTTCCGTTATGAAGGCACTAGAAGAAGAGGTAGTTGAATTGCGGGTAGAAGTAGATAAGGCACTTGCAGGTGAAGATGCAGGTGCAGATGGAATAGTAGGAGAGGCAATTGATTGTCTTCTATGTGTAGTTGATATTTTATATCAAAAAAATCCTTCTATATCAAGAGAACATATTTCGTTTCTGGTTGGTCAGAAATTAGATAAATGGACTGAATTGTATTCAGAAAAGCCAAAACATAGCAATTAACAATTGACATGGATGGATAATTAGTTTATTATCCATCCGTAATTTTAAATAAACAACCACTAAGGACATTATGAGTAAAACTATTACCCTTTCCCCAGAAACACTCAGTATTTTAAAAACAATCTCTACAATCAACAATTCACTTGCATTCAAAGCTGGTTCTGTTCTCAAAACAGTTAATGAATCTGGCACTATCATTTTCGACGCTGAAGTAGCAGAGTCTTTCCCAATTGATTTTAATGTTTATGAACTTAACAAGTTTTTAAGTATTCTTAGTCTTCACGCATTTAAAGACGCTGAATTAGTATTTGAAGACGGTGTTGATACTCACATGATTATTCGCTCAACGAATACGGCAGCAAACATTAAGTTCTTCTTTTCTCGTGCAGAATTTACGAAGCACCCAGGGAAAGACATTGTTTTACCTCATGCAGATGTTAAATTCTTATTGCAACAGGCAGTATTAGACGATTTCCAAAAAACTGCATCGATCCTTGGTCATAAGTGTATTGAGATTCGAGTTCAAAATAAACGATTGTCTTTGATTGCTGGTGGTAGTGATTTAGAAGGTAGCAATGATTTTACTTTGGATTTAGGCGAAAATGAAGCTGAAGATTTTAGTGCTAAAATTAAATTAGAAAATTTAAAATTAGTTCAAGGTGATTATCAAGTAAGTATGTTACGTAAAGATAAACGTGGAATTTCTGAGTTCAAACATACAACTCGTAAAATTACTACTTTTATCGCATTAGAACTGTTCGATAATTGATTATAAAGGCGGGTTCAATACTCGCCTTTTCTTTGTAACAGGAAAATAATGATAATTAAAAAAGAACCAAAATTAGTCGTCATTGACAGTGACTTTACTCTTACCAAGTATGTAGGTAAGACAAAAGGATCAGTCGCTAAAGTCAATATCGAAGAAGATACAGACATTGAAGATATAAAAGAAGTTATTGAAGAATTTCGCATAAGTGAAGAAGTTATTACAAATAAGAGAGCATAAATGAGCGACAATAAACATTATATTTGGGCAGAAGAATACCGTCCCGTTAAATTATCAGAAGTTGTTATCCCGAATGACGTTCGTACTCAGTTCAGTGAGTATATTAACCAAAAACAAATTCCTAATCTGTTACTTACCTCACGTTCGCCTGGGACTGGTAAAACAACGAGTGCTAGGGTTTTGTGTCAAGAATTATCAATCAAACCTTTATTTATTAATGCATCATTGAATAACTCCATCGATGATATTCGTACCACAGTTATGCAATATGCAACAACTATGCCTATGTTTGGTTCTGAATGTGAGCATAAAGTTATTATTTTAGATGAAGCTGATCGTTTATCACCTGCTGCTCAAGACGCATTAAAAGGTATCTTAGAAGAAGTTTCTATTAGTTGTCGATTCATTCTGACAGCAAATACTAAACATAAGATTGTTGAACCGTTGCGCTCTCGTTGTACTCCTATTGATTTTGTGTTCAATAAAGACGAACAGCAGAAATTAATCCTACAAATGTTTAAGCGTTGCTGTTTCATTCTGGAGGATAAAAAGATTGACTACGACAAATCTGCTTTAGCAGGTATCGTAAAGACATTCTCTCCTGATAATCGAGGTTTGTTGTTATGGCTTCAGAATGAAGCTGCAAATGGAAAGATCGATGCAGGTTCTCTTGCTAAGGCAGCTTCTGTTAAGCCTGAAGTACTTGTTTCGGCAATGAAAGATAAAAAATTCAAGGAAGTTAGTCAGTGGATTGAGAATAATGCAAATGGAATTCATGACGACTTTTACGGAAAGTTATTTTCTTTATTAGAAGTCAGTTTGGTTGATCAATCAATTCCTGAAGTTATTTTGATTTTGGCTGAATATCAAAAATATGACACTGTTGTTCCTAATAAAACAATTCATTTTCTTGCTATGTGTACCGAAATTATGATGGCAGTGAAGTTTAAATAAGGAATAATAAATGGCTATAGGACTAATGGATTGGTTGAATTCAATTGGTACTTCAGGGGCTAATTTATTGGTTAATGACGAAGATTCTATTAAAGATTATGTACCCTTCGTCATTAACAAGGGCATGTCACAATCAATTGATACTGTCATTTTTGCAAATGAAATGAATAAAGTTCCTTGGTTAGACCCAGAATTACAATACAAATTTCTTTTGAACTCAGTTAGCAAGAAAAAACGATATACAAAATGGACAAAAGCAGAACCCATTGCAAACGAAGAAGAAATTGAGATTATATCAAATTTCTTTAATGTTAATAGTAATGTGGCTTCTTCTTATCATGTATTGTTGAAACCAGAGCAACTTTCTGAAATTAAGGAAACCTTTTATAAAGGTGGTGCGGAAGGAAAAGCAATAAAAACAAAAGCAAAGAAGGCTAAATGAAAACTATTGATTTAATCGGAACAAATTTAAAACGGGATGACATAATTCCTTACCTAGTAGAAATTACTTTAAATGACCCCGTAGATCAATCATTTGCTCGTGTGAAAGAAACATTGTCACGTATGGGTGTTGCTGTAATGAAAGAAGAAAACACCTTATACCAATCATGTCATATTTTATCTAAACGAGGAAAATTCTACATTGTTCATTTTAAGATCATGTTTTTATTAGACGGTAGGGAAAATGATCTGACAGAGGGCGATATCTATAGACAAAATTTGACTATTGATCTTCTCTCGAAATGGAATCTGATTAACATTGTTGATCCTAGTCAGATTGAAGGAACAATAGCAAGAAAAGGAGGAATTACAGTTGTTCCTTATCTTGCTCGTGAAAAATGGAAGTTCGTTAAAAAGTATGCAATAGGAAATAATCGCAAATAAGTTCATGTGTTGCCTAAATACTGATATATCTACCATTTAGGCAACACATATGAAAACATTATTAGCGAAATATATTGATATGAAGACGGAACAAGGGCATAATATGCTACTTAGTCCTACAGGACACCTAGGAGTTTCGAGAAGTGATATGCCTCAGATTCATAACGAACACAGAAATGAGTTTATTAAATTTATTGAATCAAATGGAGTTTCTGTAGAAAATAAAACTGTTCGTATTAATACTCTTAGAATGGCGCAGGGAGAATATAATCGAGCAAAAGTTCATTCAATTATTAAACAAGGAGATAAATCAAATCTCCCAATTTTTATAAGTAAGGATAATTATGTTTTAGACGGTAATCACCGAATGCTGGCAAAATTAAACACTGGAAGTGTCACCATTAAGGTAATTAAGCTAGGATTAAACATAAAAGAACTTCTCCCTCTGGTTGAAAAATTTCCGAGGTTGGATAAGAAGTCTGTATTTGAAAATGTTGCGTAAATGTTGAAACCTCGATTTTTATCGAGGTTTTTTGCATCTTTCAGAAAAAAAGGCAAAATATTTCTTGTATTTGATTTTTGATTGTGTATTATATGAATCAAGGACGGAGCAAAAAAGAAAAATGTTCAGTCTTAACACTTGAAGTTTAACTTTTAAATACTTGGAGAATCACATGAAAAACACTAAATCGAAACAATCTTTTCCTAATACCGACGTAGTTAAGTTGTTTGCAAGCTTTAACCGTGGAATTTTTATTCCATTAGTTGAACCAAATAATACACCAGAAATCGTTCATCAACGTTTAAAAGAACTTGGTGCTCGAATTGGTAAAGGAAGCGTCGAATCTTTAATGAACGGTTCTGCTGATGTTATTAAAGATTTTGAAGTGGTCAGTGTAAATGATCACAAAACACAAATTAATGTTTCTGAACAACCAGTTGTTTCAGAAACAGTTAAAACTAAACCCAACAAAGTAATTAAGACAACTGTTCGTCGTGGGAAAGTTCGTTCACTTGGATATCCTCCTCAGAAACGTCTTGTTCCTTTGAAGCGAGGTACAATCTATGCTTCATTAATGGAAATGGTAAAAGACGGTGCAACGATTAAGGAAATGTTGGAATTTACGGGTAATACGACAATGGGTGGTGTCAATAATCTGATTGGTCATATTATTAAATCTAAAGGTTATGGTGTAAGCTATGACCCAAAATCAGAGAAATACACATTGGTGTTTCCTAAAGGTATTACCGAATTGATTTACGACGATTTTGAATAACATACATCTTAATCGAACAAAATGCCACAATATATAAAATATTGTGGCATTTTTCTTTTAGATGGTTTATAATTATTTCCTCAACTTCATAAACATTTAAAGGAAATAAATATGAAACGTTTGTTGTTATTGGTTGTATTGATGTTCTCATTTGTAGTGTGTTCGGCTGAACCCAGTAAAAATGAAATCACCAACGCAGTAAATTCTGGTAATTATGTATTGGCTGAATCATTGATCGACCAAGTAATTACAAATCACCCTAATAGTGCCAAAGCTCATTATTTGAAATCTCAAATCTTAGCTAAAGAAAGTAAAATCGATTCTGCAAAGCAGGAACTACAAACAGCAACGACAATTGACCCTGCTGGAACATTCACAACACCAGAAAAGTTAAACACGTTTAAGAACGTTCTGGCTTCTTCTGTGGTGACTAAAACTGTAGTTACTTCTAATACAGTTTCAACCAAAGATGTTGTTTCTCCACGTCCTGTTTATGTTCATACTCGCGCCGATTTTACGGTGTTTTATACGGTAATCCTTATCGCACTTTTAATTATCCTGTGTTGGTACATTATTGATCTATTTTTTTGGCGACCAACAAGACAAGCTGTTTATACTCAGTCATTTACTGGTAATAGTGGTGTTAATTATAGTGACCCTTATTCTCCTAATATCTACCATACAACACGAGGTAATAACGTAGGTGGAGGTGGTGCTGGCGGTACTACTATTATCAATGGAGGTGGATACGGTAATAATGGCTTAGTAGAAGGAATGGTGATTGGTTCTATGCTGTCTAATCACCATAACGGAGGTTACTATGATGATGGTGGTGGATATCGTCATGGACATTCTGCTGCATATGATGATACATACGAACGTGACACCACAACAACGACTACCACAACAGAAACAACCTCAACACCGTCATTTAGTTATGATTCAGGTTCTTCTAGTTCTAGTGATTGGTCAAGTTCAAATTCAAGTTATTCATCGAGTTCTAGTGATTGGTCAAGTTCAAGTTACGATTCAGGTTCTTCCAGTTCTTCTAGTTCTGACTGGTAATAGTTAAAATAAAAGGCATATCTATTAAGATATGCCTTTTTGTTATACAAAATCAAATAATGTGTATGCAAAAGTAACGGTGCATTTTAAATCAGTTGTATCTCCATTTGTGTCTAAAGATAATTTAGACAGTCCGATTGGGAAAGCATAGATAAACTCTAGCTCAACTCCCTGAAATTGTTTTCCGTTTGTCATAAAAGAAATAAACACACTTTGCGTAGTTGCTGTTCCTTCGTGTGTGTTTTTTCGCATCCATTCATGTAATTTTCTATAGTTATTCAGATTTTCATCTACCAAAAATGTTAATTCTAGGTTTTCATATACCATATGATCGCCTGTTTCTTGTAGCGTAAATTCTGTTGCATTTCCAATCGGAGTAGTCCCTGTGCTTACTTCTGGAACGTCGAATTCAGTCAATTTATAAATTACTTCTTCATATCCTGTGATCTGAGCGACCCAAGATGCACTGCCTAAATTGTTTATTGTTGGTGTTTCTTGGTTATTCATGATTACATCCAATTAGAATAAAAGTGTTGTTTTTATGTTGAATTTGATGTATAATCTTTTACATCAAATAGATCAACCAAATAAGGATAAATATGTCGTCTACAATGAGTTCAGCATTAAAATCAATCTTGCCTAATATCGTAGTTAAGGCGGCAGAAAAGCCTAAACAAAGTCGCAAACAAGCTAGTCGTCCGATTCAATATATCAATGGTTATCAAGTTCAATGGATTTCTTCCGCAGAAAATCGAATTATTCCTGTACTTAGTACCGATCAATTTTACATTCAATACCCAATTAAAAAAGAAGACATTGAATTGCCAGTAGGTACAACAATGGCTACTTATAATTCTGAATTAAAACAAGTAGAATACTACAGTGATACATCTAATAAACCGATCAAAGTAGTTCATGATCAAAAACATGAGCCTCTTCCATTACCTAAATACTTAACTCAGCTAGAGACAGTAGAAGAATTGTATGATATCGATATGGAAACAGGTGATATCATTACTCATTTACGTGTTGATATTTTAGAAGAAGCTGTTTATTGGAATATTCGATTAAAAGCATTTGAAGAAAATCAATTAAAATCAGGTGTAAGTAGATTTAAAATTGATCGTCGTTTAAAACGTTATTATAAATCTTTACTTACTCTGCGAGGTATTACCGAAGAACAATTGAATCAACCTATTCCCGATTCAGTGTTACAAAGTATCGAAGAAATTAAAAAACAAAATGAAAAGCAGCGTTGATTACATCATGTCAGTCATTTTGTAGCTTAATATAGTTGCTGGTACAGAAGTAGTTGCAGTTACAGTTAAAATATTACCACTTAAAGAAGTGGTTAAATTAAATAAGCTAGAATTGTTCCCTACTTCTCCATATACCGAAATGTATGTGTTAGTACCAACAAAACTTACTAAGCATTCTTGAATTTGTCGATTTAAACCTGCTGTATCAGCACAACATACCAACATTTTGATAAAACTAAATCTTGTTATATCGAATGAATAAATAGGTACAGCAGAAGCGGTAGGAACGGATAAAGGAATAAATTCATCTACATTGTATAATCTTAGTTGTTTCCATGAAGCACTTGGATAATCCCAACGAGATATTTGTGACATACCTCTATTTGTTCCGTCATCGATCAAACCAGATAGCTCAGTACCAATAAAATTAACTGGGTTTAAATTAGCCGTTCTGGTTGTTGGATTAATATATGAACCGACAAATGAAGTAGACAAATTATTTAATTTTGTCTGCTCTGCCGTGGTGAACATTTGATTTCCGTTAATCGACAATAAGGCAGTTTGAATGCTGGCTGGAGAAGTCAAATTAATAATGCTATTATTTAAAGTGACTGCTAATTGAGCAGATGCAGCTTTATCTGTACCCCCAGAGAAATCATTTACGATAGATACTTTTGTAAGGACATTTTGCATTCCTGACACTGCATCATCGATCTGTTGCCCACTAAAAATCGAACGGTACGTATTATTCATATTGTGCCTTTTGTTATGTGCGTAGTTATATATAATATTTAGTATCAACCATTAAAATTAAGGAACCCATGAAAAAAATTCTTGACCAACTCTACAGTGATTTACATGACAAA